TAACTAGTGGTGGTTCAAGTCCTTGGACAACTTCGGGTTCAGACATAATCTATAACACGGGTAATGTTACAATTGGCAGTTATATTACACACGATGGTGATACTAATACAAAGTTTGGGTTTTCGGCACTTGATACGTTTGTAATAAACACATCTGGTACTGTGAGATTTATAGTAAATAGTGCTGGTGAAGGAACAATAGGTCGGAATAGTGTTATGGGTTCGGGACATATGTTTGCGGTAGTTGATGGTTCGACTTCAAACGATGGTAGCTATGCGGATTTAGTCATAACAAATATGGGCGAACACAATAACGCGAGACTACTTTTAGGTACACCGCATCAGACGACGTCTTCTTCTGCTTTTAAAGCAGCTATAATAGCCGATGGTGCTGGTACTTATAGTCGTAATGATTTACACTTTTGTTTGGAAAATTCAACTGATAATACGGCGAATGCAGATCTAACTGACTCTAAAATGGTAATAAAATATGACACGGGGAACGTGGGTATAGGAACAACAACTCCGGGTTATAAACTTGATGTTAACGGTACTATGAATGTAACAAGTGGTTTACGTGCAAATGGTTCTACAGGCTCGAGTGGACAAGTACTTACATCAAGTGGTGGGGGTGCAATGTCATGGACAACCGTAAGTAGTGGTGGTTCAAGTCCTTGGACAACTTCGGGTTCAGACATAATCTATAACACGGGTAATGTTATAATTGGCAGTAATATTACACATGATGGTGATTCAGATACATACTTTGGGTTTCCAGGTACTAATCAGTTTGTAATTAGGACAGGTGGAATCGACAGACTGAATATAGATAGTAGTGGTAGAACTCTGATTCCTAGTTATATTACACATACAGGTGATACAGATACATTCTTTGGGTTTCCGTCAGGTGATACTTTTAAGATTACGACAGGTGGTACCGATAGATTAAGAATTACCAATTCTGGTAATGTCGGTATAGGAACATCATCACCGTCTCATAAATTCCATGTTGTGGGTGATATATTTGCATCTGGAAATGTTACTGCATATTCCGATGCGAGAGATAAGAAAAATCTTAAAACTATAGAAGACCCAGTTTCTAAAATAGAAAAAATAAATGGGTACACGTATGAAAAAGATGGTATAGCATACACGGGTTTAGTTGCTCAGGAATTACTCGAAGTATTACCGGAAGCTGTATCTGGTTCAGAAAAATCAGGGTATGGTATAGCGTATGGGAACATTGCAGGTATCTTTGTAGAAGCTATAAAAGAACTTAACTCTAAAATAAAAGAACTTGAAAATAAATTAAATCAAATCGTCTAAAAAAAAAGCAATATACAAATTTCATAGAAGATATATAAAAAAATAAAACCTTAGTATAATATAAAATATGTCTGGAGGTATAGCCCAACTCGTTGCAATCGGTGCCCAAGATGCGCACCTCGTCGGTCAACCCGAAGTTTCCTTTTTCAGGTCCAACTACAAACGTCACACAAACTTTGCCCAAACTGTCGAAAGACAAACTATCCAGGGCAACCCCGCTACCGGTGGTATGTCTACCATCAGGTTCGAGCGTAAAGGTGATATGCTCGGCTACGTCTACCTCGCCAATAGATCAGGTGATATTACGAATTGGACCGCTGATGTTTCCAAGGTTGAACTTTTGATCGGTGGTCAAGTCATCGACACACAAGATGGTGCTTTTATTAATACTCTCGCGCCAGTTGCTATGAATCAATCGTATTCGAAATCGACGTGGGCACTCACAGCTGATAAGTTTTACCCACTCAGGTTTTCGTTTTGCGAAAACGCCCAATCCGCGCTCCCATTGGTCGCGCTCCAATACCACGATGTTGAATTGAGAATTACGTGGGGTACATTAGCAAGCGGTGAAGAAGATTTGGAAGTGTACGCCCAATTCATCCACCTCGACACGGATGAACGTACCGCTTTGTCCTCTACGCCACAAAACATGATCGTCACACAAACACAAAAGGCCATTGCATCCAACGGTAAAATCCAGGAACTTAACTTTAACCACCCAATGAAGTATTTGATTGCAACAAAATCAACCAACTTTGACGGTGTTACCACTAACCTTACCAAACTCAAACTCCAAATCAATGGTACAGATGTTACAGACTCCCAAAATTACGAACCACACTTCTCCACGGCTCCAATCTACTACCATACTCAATCGTCCACGGTTGATGCTGGTACCTTGTTGGTTCCATTCTGTCTCGATACAACGAAGATTCAACCAACGGGTTCGCTCAATTTCAGTAGACTCGATTCCGCGAGACTCGTTTCTGACAATTTGCCCTTTACAGAAGACCTCTACGGTGTTAACTACAACATCCTCCGTATCGAAAACGGTATGGGTGGTTTGATGTACTCGAACTAATTTAATTTAGCCACTTATTATAAATGTTCTGGCAATTAGTTTTTTTACTAGCTTTCATTTTTATTATAACTTACGATCCTAAATCCGGAACTTTGAATCATCTCATTAACTCTAAACACGAAGAACCCGTACAAAATGCGGAGTGTAAAGATGGACATTACCAGGAGATTCAATTTGCTCAAATGGGATACGAGTGTCCAAAAGAAGACGGTGTACACATGGGTGCGATTATACGAACTTAAAAACATGAGGTTCTATTTTACTATAAAATGTTTACATTCGACCGTGAAACTGCCATAATTGTTGCTATTATAATGTGTATAGCAGCATCTATTTATATGTATAAAGAACTTAAAACGACCAGGGAAGAAATGGAAAGTGTTAAAGGAATGAATGGAAAAATATCTTCATTTTTGTCCCAAATAACACCCGTCAGAGTCCCAGGACCAGCACAAAAAATTGAACAAAAAGATACACCGAAAGAAACCCAAGTTGATGAAGATAGTGAAGAAAATCAAGATAGCGAAGAAGAATCTTCAGAATAATCATCTCGCTCAATTATAACTTGCAATCGCGCAATGAAAAAATATAAAGCTATAGCCATTCCCGTAATGTTTACGGGTTCTAAACCAAAGTTCCTCACTGTCCGAGACCGACGATTCAAAGATTGGATTTTCGTTACCGGAGGGTGTAGAAGAAAAGAAATACCTAATCCTATTAGATGTGCCTTACGAGAATTAGACGAAGAAACGAGAGGTGTTGTGAATCTAAAGAAAGGCGAATATACAGACTTCAAATTTGTAGTAAAAGAAAGTCCGGGTGTAGATTTAGAATATAACGTCTTCATATTTTTCGTAAATTATACGCAACAGGAACAAAATGATCTCGTTAAGAAGTTTAACGATGAAAAACAAAAAACAAATTTAAAAAAAATACAAAAGTTACCCATTAAAAGGACCCATGATGAAAATGATTTTATGAATTTTGAAACCTTATCGGAATTTAATACGAAAAAACAGTGGGATCGTATAGTTAAAAACGTACTCAATAACCCAGAATTTTATGCGTGTGTAACTTCTGTTAATAGAAAAACCTTCTCTATTAAATAATGAAGTCCAAGGCTTATATACTATCTCAAATACAGGAATTACTCGTCGAAAGACACGGGTACACACAGGATAAAGCAGAAAGGTACGCAGAATTACACAAGGACGATAAAGTTTACGAACTTCTCGTTTTGAAAAAATCTTTATCAGAACAGGAACAATATCCAGAAATATCGTTTAGAAAAACACTTTGGCGTCATCACTACGATAGTGAATGAATATAAAAAAATAAAACCAATACTTTATAAGTATATACCATGTTTAAACAATGGTGTAGAGAACAGGGGTTCTTAAACAACTCCAATGTATCACATGTGCTCATGGATGGGGGTATCCTTTCCGTGCCATTTGATAGATTGAATGATTTTTATGAAAAATGTGTAGAAGTGTATACTTTAGGAGAGAAGATTTTTGTTGTGGAACAAAAAACGGAAAATTATAACTTCTTTATAGATCTCGATTATAAAGATGAAACTGAATTAACTCTTAATCAAGTAGAAAGTATATGTAAAATTATTTGTGATAAAGTTAGTAAATTCGAAGGTGCCGGACAGGCTTTAATATCTATAGCAGAACCGAAAGAGGTTTCGAATAAACTAATAAAAACAGGTGTTCATATAAACTGGGAAGGTTTTACAGTGAATAGATCTTCAGCAATAGCTATAAGGGAACATGTTATAGATACTCTAAAATTAGTATATGGTTCAGTAAATTGGGAAGACGTCGTTGATTCTGCCGTATACGGTAGTTCAGATAGAAAAACAAAAGGGAGTGGTTTTCGTATGCCTTTTTCACATAAACGTGCTAAACATGAAAAGTGTTCTGGACAGGGGTGTAAAGAATGTAATAATACGGGTAAAGTTATCCAGGGTGAATACTTACCCTATTTCATTTATAAAGGTAACAAAGGTCCTTTCACGCTACTCGAAACTATATTACCACACCCAGATGTTAATCTTTTACACGCGGCAACGATACGTAGTCAAAGTACAAAACCAAACATTATAGAAGGAAAAACGACGTTTCAATCAAATGAAGGTTCATCTTTTACACAAATGGAAATAAAAAATGAATTCAAAAACCAAGAGGT